AATGCGTCCAGCTGATGTTGATATGGCGTAGTTTTAAATCGATAGTCCATATTTTTGTCCATCCCACCGCCCAATTCTAACTTTATTAATATTTATATATTTCTTTCTTGAAATCTAATATAATGATGTCATATTAATTGTCAAGAAAGTATTTATGACTGTTTACTGTATACAAGAGCCGCCCGGCACAGCCGACGGTAATCCAAGATATAACGTGATGAAAGCGTTATCTTTTGGTGATGTAAAATTTTTATTTACAGAACGTGCTCAATTAGTTTATAGTGCAGGTTCGTTAATACATAAATTAAGAAAGAAACTAGAAAGATTTAACGATGAAGATTTTTTATTACTTGTTGGTGACCCCGCGATCATTGCCGTTGCTTCTGTCGTCGCATCAGAAGTTAATCACGGTAAGTTTAAGTTACTTAAATGGGATCGTATCGCTGGTAAGTATTACCCTTTATCGGTAGACTTATATAATAAGGAGAAAGAAAATGACTGAGATCAATGATATAGATTTCGAACAAGATCAACTGGAGAGAGTGAACGATTCGGGACTCCTCAACATCGCTGATTACTGCCAAAGATTGGTCGATTTAGAGAACGAAGCATCCACCCTCGAAGAACAATTGAAACACATAAAAGAAGAAATGTTAAGTATCAGTAGAGAAAAAATACCTGCTGTTATGGAAGAAAAAAACTTGACACAGTTAAAATTAAACGATGGTAGCGCAATCGAAGTGAAACCATTTTATGGAATTAGTATACCGTCTATGAAAGATCCCGATGGGAGAGCACAGGCGTATCAATGGCTTCGTGACAATAACCTAGGAGATATTATCAAAAATGAAATATCAGCTAGGTTCGGTCGTAACGAAGACGGAAAGGCATTGGAATTTACCAAGTTAGCCACCGCAAATGGGTATGAGGTTCAACAGGATTTGTCTGTGAACTCTCAAACTCTAAAAGCAACTCTTCGGGAACTGCACGAAAAAGGTGCGGATCTACCTCCTGAAGATATTTTTAAAACGTTTGTTGGTAGACAAGCAAAAGTAACAAGGAAAAAATAACAATGAACAAAGTTCAAAAGAAAACGAACAACGCAATTGCATCTGTTGATGAAAGTATGTTTATGGCAGATGCGCAAACACAGAGCGGCCTCGAGAACGTAAGTTCCGCCGATGATCTAGCACTTCCGTTTTTAAAAGTGTTGAGTCAATTATCTCCTCAGTGTAACAAGACCAGCAATAATTATGTTGAAGGTGCAGAACCTGGCATGATTTACAACACTGTGTCTGGTACACTCTTTGATGGAGAACAAGGTATTGATGTAATACCTTGCCACTATAAACGAGAGTTTATAGAGTGGGGTGAGCGTGGTAAAGGCAGCGGTGCTCCTGTAGCAGTCCATGGTGCTGATTACGATATCAGTCAAGCACCTAGAGACGCTAATTTTCAAAACAGGCTACCGAATGGTAATGTGATTGATGAAACGGCCAATCACTATGTTTTGGTTGTTAGTAAGGATGGTTACGAACAAGCTTTGATAACCATGAAAGCTACCCAAAGAAAAGTTTCACGTAAGTGGAACTCCATGATGCTCGGCATAAAGATGCAAGGCAAAGACGGACCGTTTACACCTCCGTCTTACAGTCACGTCTACAAGCTGAGAACTGTGCCACAGTCTAATGCAAAAGGGACTTGGTTCGGTTGGGATGTACAAAAAATTGGTCCTGTGCAGGATCGAGGGACATACGATGCAGCAAAGCTGTTTTCACAAGGTGTTAGTAAGAACACCGTCAAGGTGTCCCACGAAGAAGAGACGCAGACTACTTCTACATCTTACTAAAAACTGGGCGGCTTCGGCCGCCCTTTTAATTTAAAGGGACAGAATGGACGAGAAATTTAGAGAGATCTTTCGTGGTCTTAACGTGGCGTATGGTAAATTTATACCAGAAGAGACAAGCGACTCCGGTAAACTACAGGGAAAGAATAAAATTATTAGAGAACCTGGCGGATTACCAGATCATTTGTGGGAGGATCATCTTAGCGGTAAAACAAGTTTAGGCATAATACCTATCGATGAAAACAATGAGTGTCGTTGGGGATGCATAGACATAGATAAGTATAATGGATTTGATCACTTACAATTAATTAAAAAGATTCGAGACAAGAAACTACCACTGATTGTTTTTAAATCAAAAAGTGGTGGTGCTCATGTCTTTATGTTTTTCACTGTCCCTGTGAAAGCGAGTCTCGTACAATCTAGGTTAAAAGAGTTTGCCTCTTTTCTGGGTTGTGCGGGCTCAGAAATTTTTCCAAAGCAGGTTAAATTATTACTAGACAAAGGTCAGACGGGTAACTATTTAAACTTGCCATACTTTGGTGGGGATGGAAGCACACGTTGTGCTTTAGATGATGAAGGCAACCCTTGTAGTTTAGAATCATTCTATTCTATGCATTTGAAATATGCGCAGAACAATGCTGACGTTGAGTATGTTAGGCAACCTGATCGATTCGCAGACGGCCCACCTTGTCTCAATACTTTGTTTCACAACGGTGTTCCAGAGGGGGGTCGTGATGAAGCAATGACTAACGTTGCTGTGTTTCTTAAAAAGTCTGGCAAGACAGATTTTTTGTTCGATCTGGGGGCTATCAACAATGAAATGTGTGACCCACCTTTGACACAAGCAGAGGTTGAAAAAATAGAAAAGTCAGTCAAGAAAAAAGAATATGATTATGCGTGTAACAAAGAACCACTGTGTTCTAACTGCAATCGTAAAGAATGTTTTAGTAGAAAGTTTGGTAAGGGCGAAACAGATCTTGATGTCGTGCCAACGGGTTTAGAAAAATACGGATCAGAACCTCCGTTATGGTTCTTATCCTTAGATGGCGTAGACAAACCGTTAGAGCTGGAGACAGAGGATTTACAAAACCAGATAAGGTTTCAACGAAAATGCATGGAGCAGATTAGCATCATGCCAAAGATTATACCGGTTCCAAGATGGACAGAAAAAATCGGTGCAATGTTGGGAGGCGCTACGTATACACCAGTCAAGGGTGTCAGCAACACAGAGCAGTTTATAGAATATTTAAAAGAGTGGTGCACAAACAAAGCTGCTGCAGAAACAAAAGAAGAGATTGCACTAGGTAAACCTTGGCTTAATAGAGAGGCCAATAGGGATCGTAAACATCACTTCTTACTAAAACATTTGGAGGCTTTTCTACAACGGAAAAAGTTTACTGTTTTTCAGAGAAACAAAATGGTTCGTATACTTGAACAAGAGTTACAGGGCGCAAAGAAAACGTTACGCATATCTCAGGCAGACGGAGATATATTTTTAAAAGTATGGGTCGTGCCAGAGTTTATTGACGATACAGAGGACATAGAAGTAGCAACACCAGACATGAAAGAAAAGGAGTCTTACTAATGCCACCACCAGACAGACAAGCATACAGAGAGAGAACCAAAGAACACATTAAAGCTTACAACAAAGAGTATCGTAAGAGACCTCATGTTTTAAAGTACAACAGAGCTTGGAAGGCTTATAGACATAAAAGAGTTAGAATAGCTACTCCTAAATGGTTAACCAAAGAACAAAGAAAACAAATGCTGCGATGGTATTTAAACAGACCTGAAGGATATCATGTTGATCATATAGTTCCTTTAAATAATCCTATTGTTTGTGGTTTAAATGTGCCTTGGAATTTTCAGTATTTAACTAAAAAAGAAAACGAAGATAAAGGTAATACTTTTATAGCATGAAAGAGAAGGAGTCTTACTAATGGCTAAAGTTATAAAATTACTAGGACCACCAGGGACTGGAAAAACATCTACCTTGTTGGACTACGTTGAAACAGAGATGGAGACAGTTCCAATAGACAAGATAGGATACTTCTCTTTTACTCGTAAAGCAGCTAACGAAGCAAGAGATAGGGCCATAGAAAAGTTTAACTTAGACAAGAAAAGTTTTAGATGGTTTTCAACACTGCACTCATGTGGTTATCATTCGATCGATCAAGAGGGTCGCACCGTTATGGGCAAGCCACACTTCAAATCTTTTTCTGACAAGATCGGTTTGAAGGCACAGCTTGTTGTGGACACCGAAACAGGTATGTCTGATAATATTTATCTCAACCAGCACAACCTAGCTCGTGCACGTGGCATCTCGTTAGAAGAACATTATAGGAAATACGTAGACTCTACGATAGTGGACTGGAAGTTTCTAGAACACTTGTCAACGGCCTACGAAGAGTTCAAACAAGTTAACAGATACATAGACTACACGGACATGTTGTACGAGGCAGTGAATGAAAATCTTCTGCCTGTTCTAGACGTGGTGTTCATAGACGAAGCTCAAGATCTGACACCGTTGCAGTGGGCTATGGTGGAGCACTTTGCATCGACAGCAAAAAGACTGTACCTGGCAGGCGACGACGATCAAGCTATTTACAGATGGCTTGGTGCAGATGTTGAAAGATTTATAGATTATCCTGCAGAAGAAACAGTTTTGCCTCAGTCTTTTCGAGTGAAGAAAAAGGTGCAAGAGTTTGCACAACAAATTATCGAGGTTACAAAAAATAGAATACACAAAGATTGGTTGCCGACAGAAGAGGACGGTGTTCTGCGCTATCATCAAAGCATGGAAAGTGTAGACTTATCTTCTGGCAACTGGCTTTTGTTAGGCAGAGATAAATTTATCTTAGACAAGCTAGAAGAGGATTGTCGTATGCAAGGTCTATGGTATGAAAAACAAGAAAAGAAAAATATCATAAAACCTATACCACAAAGAATGTTTGATGCGATTACAGGGTGGAATGACCTAATGAAAGGTGAGATGATCGATAAAAAAATTATAAAGAAAATTTTCTTTTACAAAAAAGTTTCTAATAAATACGAAGAAGCATTAGATGTAATGAATGACAAACATCTCTACGATCTTGAAACACTGACATTGTTGTTTGGTCCTTTCAGTGTAGGCGAATGGTCTCAAGCTTTAGATAAAATTAATTTACAAGATCGTGCGTATTTACTCAGACTAGAAATGAAAGACGAAAATATAAAGAACAAACCAAGAATAAAAATATCAACTATTCATGCTGCAAAAGGCGGAGAGTGTGATAAGGTGTTGCTTACGACTGACATGAATATAAGAACACATGAATCCTATCAAAAAGATTCGGACGACGAACAACGAGTATTCTATGTTGGTGCAACCAGAGCGAAAGAAGAACTACACGTGCTGCTTCCACAAACCACTATGCATTTTAGATTAGCGTTATGACAGACTATGTAAATCATCCTCCTCACTATAAGAAGGGCGACATCGAGTGTATTGATGCAATTAAGTCTTGCCTTGGAGATGGTTTTAAGTTTTACTTGCAGGGCAACGCTATAAAATATTTATGGCGCTACGAACATAAAGGAAGAGCACAAGAAGATTTAGACAAAGCAAAATGGTATATTGACAAACTAAAAGAACAGCATGAATAAATTTGTATACAACGCGCCCACAGAGTGGACGCCGAAAGAACATTTTCCTGATCTGTCCAAAGAGAAACTTATAGCTATTGACTTAGAAACGTGTGACACACAACTTACTACGCACGGCTCTGGTTGGGCAACAAACAATGGTTACGTCACAGGTATCGCTGTGGCCACAGCTAACTGGGAGGGTTACTATCCTATTGCACATAACGGTGGCAATCTCGATAAAACAAAAGTTCTTGATTGGTTTAAAACTGTTGCGAAACTAGATTGTCCTAAAATTTTTCATAATGCATCGTACGATATAGGGTGGCTTAAAAGTCTAGGAATAACGGTCAACGGTAAGGTACACGACACCATGATATCGAGTGCTTTGCTAGATGAAAACAGATACTCTTACACACTAAACAGCTTGGCCAAAGATAAACTTGGTCGAACAAAAAACGAAGATTTGTTGATTGCTGCTGCCAAAGAGTTTGGTGTCGATCCTAAAAAAGAAATGTACAAACTACCATCGATGCATGTTGGAGAGTATGCAGAATACGATGCACGGCTAACGTACGATCTATATTTATTAAACAGAGAAGAAATACAAAAGCAAGAGCTAGAAGATATCTACGACCTAGAAACTAGACTACAGCCGTGTCTGATCGACATGCGAGCTAATGGTGTCAGAGTTGACCTGGAAAAAGCAGACCTCGCCAAGAAAGAACTGTCTGCACGCGAGAAGGAATTAATGTTAGAAATCAAGAAGATATGCGGATTAGACATAGAGATATGGGCTGCTGCATCCATTGCAAAAGCGTTTGACAAACTCAACATCACGTATCCTAGAACACCAAAAAGTGGTGCGCCTAGTTTTACTAAAAACTTTTTGTCGAGTCACGAACACGAGATTGCACAGAAGATTGTTGAAGCAAGAGAGATGAACAAAGCCAATACAACGTTTATCGATACAATACTTCGACACCAGCACAAAGGTAGAATACACTCAGAGATTCATCAGATGCGCAGTGATGACGGCGGCACAGTGACTGGTAGATTTAGTTACAGTAACCCGAACCTACAACAGATACCTGCTAGGAACGATGATATTAAAAAACTGATTCGTAGTCTATTCATACCAGAAGACGGCACACAGTGGGGCACATTCGATTACTCACAGCAAGAGCCAAGGCTTGTAGTGCACTACGCATACTCTGATGGATTAGATGTCAGAGCCATCATGAGTAAATATCAAGAAGGCAAAGCGGACTTTCACACCATGGTTGCAGATATTGCACAAATACCAAGGCCACAGGCCAAGACAATAAACCTTGGTTTGTTCTACGGCATGGGCAAAGGCAAACTCATGAACGAGTTAGGTATTGAAAAAGAAGAAGCCGATGAAATTTTATCGATCTATCAAAACAAAGTTCCGTTTGTGAAACAGCTAACCTACAATGTGATGGACAAGTCTGCCGCTCGAGGAGAGATCAAAACACTTCTGGGTAGAAAGTGTCGTTTCCCATTTTACGAGCCAAGAGAGTTTGGCAAGAAAGGTTTTTACAAAACAAAAGAAGAAGCTATCAAGGCAGAAGGCCACGGTAATTACAAGCGCGCTGGGACATACAAAGCATTAAACAAATTAATTCAAGGCTCTGCAGCCGATCAAACAAAAAAAGCAATGGTGGACTTGTACGAACAAGATGGTATCATACCGCATATACAAGTGCATGACGAATTAAACATATCTGTTGAAAACAAAGGCATGGCACTCAATATAAAAAACAAAATGGAAAACTGTGTGGAACTAAATGTACCGAGCGTTGTTGATTATGCATTGGCTAAGAATTGGGGAGAAGCGAAATGACCGCTGAGGTCATTGATGTTTGCCTATGCCCTGGGTGCAAGCATCTGACAGTGATGAAACAGATTAAAGAGGACAAATACTTTTGTAGGTCCTGCAAAAAACAATTCAAACAATACAAAAACGGTAAGCTGATTTACATACCTCTCGGACTAGCTGATGCTATCGAGCGAACGAAACAAGAACTTATATTTGAGTTTGAATCCGACGACGGTATCGGAGAAGTTGTTTTCGAACCGGAGCTGGACGAAGACTAATTTTTAAAATCTATAGCGTTGAACACCTCACCAATGATAGTCGCTGGTCTGCCATCCGAGTGATAGGTGGCACAAGATTTAAGTTCTTCTAGTGGTACGCCGTGTTGTAGGGCGACAGATATGATACGACCCATTTCAGTTAATGTGTCGTGACGTTCTGTGCCAACTTTACCGCCACCATTGATCCAAACTTCTTTGACATCTTCGTCATGAAATGAAGTGGTTAGTCGGTATGGCGTGCCGTTAGAATCTCTAATATCAAACGCATATGCCGGTCTTCTGTTTGTCAATTCTTTTCTCATAGGCCTGCTTTCTTTTTATATAATAATATCAATATATAGTTGACAGTCAATAGTAATCTACTATATAATGTAGTAGATTATAATAAAATATGGAGGAATCTGTATGGACGATAATTTTTTACCGAACTTTTTGTTTGGTAGTGATTTTGATAACGTGAGACTGCACGAAGAAAATAAAGTTTTAAAGCAGCAAGTAGAACAGTTGCAAAGTAAACTAAAAAGTCTTACAGTTACGTTCGAGCAGGAAACTGGTCGAGAAATCACAGTATAACTATGTATGAATAAAGAAAGGTAACAAGATGCCCGACATCAATAAATACTCGTCTGTCTCGATCTCAAAGGCAGCGTATAAAGAACTCAATATAGTGAGAGAACATCTATCCTCCGAGCTAGGAATCACCTTCTCGTTGGCTAAACTCATTGAACATTTAGCAAAAGATAAAGCAAAATCACTAAAATTGAATGGACATTCAGGCAAATAAACCTATTTCTTTAATAACAGAGAAATATTCTTATGGCGACGTCAAACGAAAAACGGTCGACGGCAAGCGTTACTACGAGGGTGAAGGCAAGCTTTTACCATCTGTTACAACTATTATCAGTAAGACAAAAAACGAAAGAAACAAAAGGAGCTTACAAGCGTGGCGCGATCGAGTTGGCGAAGAGACGGCAGAGGCGGTTAAGAACCAAGCAGCAGCCGTCGGAACAGCCATGCACAAATTCCTCGAGTGTCATATCAGAGGAATAGGCTACGATGATGTCACAAACATCGGAGTCATTGGAAAACGTATGGCACAGCTTATCATCGAAAAAGGTTTTCCCTTCATAGACGAATACTGGGGCACAGAAGTCCCCCTCTTCTACCCCACGTTCTATGGAGGGACGACCGACTGCACGGCTGTCTGGAACGGCAAACCGGCGATTATTGACTTCAAACAAACTAACAGGGCTAAACGAGAAGAGTGGGTTGAAGATTATTACATTCAACTGGCAGCGTATGCCATGGCTCATGATGCGTTGTATGGAACTAAAATGGAAGCGGGCGTCATTCTTATGGCGTCAAGAGGGCTTAGTTTTCAAGTGTTTACGATCGACGGACAACGGTTGGATGATTACAAATACAAATGGTTAAAAAGGTGCGAACGATATTATGGTGAAGTGGACAACTAAAGAACTAGTCGCCAGGCTAGAAAAGTTTTGCGAAAGTCCCGAGGGCGCGAATGCCAGGGTATCGCTAGCTGTGCCTATGGGATTTGGATCTAATCCGAATACACATTTTGATATAAAAAAGATTGATTTAGTGCCGAATGCGATTGTAGGATCAAGTGAGAAGTACAGATTAATTATTGTTATACAGGAGGTGTAATGACCTGGAAAATGTTTATACAGATATCGATCGTGGCTTTGCTGACCACGATATGTATCCAACAAACTAGATATCTAGAGGCAGATTGGTGCTCGGCAGAAATCGAAATCCTGCGTTCGCAACTAGCTGACATACACGGGTGGATGGAAAGAAGCGACGATGAAGCGGAGTAAGTTTTTTAGTAGTGAGCACGTTACCAAGAAAAGAGTCAGACGACCAGGCCGGCATGCGAAGCGGCCAAACAAGAAGTTTAACAAAAAGCAAAGCCGAGGGCAAGGGAGGAAACGATGAATGAGCCTTTAACTATAAAAATCAGGAAGATACAACAACTTCTTGAACAACCACTTCAAGCAGATGCAAGGCGCATCTGGCGACAGCACATGCGCGCTTTAGAAGATAAGATTGAAGAAAAAGAACGTGAGCGGATACTGGCGTTGGCCAGACTTGGTGGCGCGTACCTGGAGACGTAGATGACGATCTATAAAAGGCAACAACGTTATCTTACTACGGAAAAAGGTAAGGCAAGCAATCGCAAGTCGACCGCAAAGTATGCACAAACCGATGCTGGTCGAGAATCGAAGCGACTGCGCAACCAACGATACTTTGCTTCAGAGCACGGAAAAGCCGTTAATAGAGCAAAAGTCGCAAAATATAAGGCAGCGAAACTGCAACGCATACCGCCTTGGGTAGATCGGGATCATTTAAAAGAGATACGTGAGTTCTATAAGAATTGTCCTAAAGGTTACGAAGTCGATCACGTAATACCACTGCAAGGCGATACGGTATCTGGCCTGCATATGATGGCTAACCTGCAATATTTGACGGCTGAAGAGAATGGGCGCAAGTCTAATAGTTGGCAATAAAGAACGGAACAAGAACAAAGTATGGCGAAAAACGGACAACGTGTGGTAGTTTATATAGTGTATATGAAATGAAATAGATAAATGTTTTTTTATTTCAAATTAAGTTACCACATTACCACAAACAACGAAAAACGGACATAAGACATTGAAAAGTAACAATAAAGTATGTGGTAACTATGTGGTAGTTTTAGTTCAAATGTGGTAAGCAAGAATGACATTTTACGAAGGAGTTCTTGAAATCAAAGTTTTAATCGCGTATTTTATTTTTTGAGAGCTATATGAAAACCAAAACGGCCACTAAATTATCCACAGCCTGTATCATGCCGGCCAAAGGCAGACCGACCCAAGTCAAGGTAGGCTACCGAACCATACAAATAAAATATGTTACACCAGATTTCATCACGGACGATATGACAGAGAGCTACGGAGAGTATAGGCCACGCGAGGGCGTTATCTATATTCAGGACGCGTTGGTCCCACAAGAAAGGTGCAACACGACATGGCATGAAATTTTACATGCGGTGGTCTACATCAGTGGACTCAACCAAGCAAACGGACCGCTCAAAGAGGATGATGCCGAAGAACTTGTTGTAAATCAGATATCTAACTCTATGATGGGTGTGTATAGAGATAATCCCTGGTTATTAGATATGCTCAAAAAACATTTGAATAATATAGATAACTAAGCTTTTTTCTTAGTTTCATCAACTAACTCGCCCTCAACAATCTTCATCTCTCTCATGAGCTCACCAATCTTTTCGTCAAGTTCACTTTCCGTAAGTTGATCTAGCTTACCGTGTTTGATAATCTTTTGATCTATGTATAAGCCTGCGGCTTTACCTCTAGCGACTTCTGCTTGAACTGCTGCCGAGTATGACCCTTCTTCTAAAGCTTTCTCTCTAATCTTTTGTAGCTCTTTGAAATGCCTGTGTATATCCACGTCATACTTTTTGTGTATCTCTTCCCGAAGCTGTCTAGCATAGTCTACAACCAGGGGATAATACTTGGGGTTTTGTAACATAGATGCTTTTTGTCTGGCCGAACTTTCCGGATAACCTGCCTTGATAGCAGCCTCTGTTGCCGTCATCTTGCCCTCGTTGTGCACGAGTTCTTTGACAAATAAAACTTGTTTGCTTGTAAGTTTTCTTGGTACTCCCACGCTTGCGCCTTTCGTTTTTTTACGCTTGCGCCTTACTTGCGCTTGCGCCTTTCGCCTGTGCCTTTTTTTCAGGTGTTGCAAAATTATCACACAACCAACAAAAAAACAAGTATCGAGCCTTTTGACTTGACACAATATCTAGTAGATTTTTTTTCATCATGGATACAAGATATAGTATGTTGATAAGCACTTGTCAATAGCATTTTATATTATTTTGCTATTGACATTTAAAATAAATGCTATATAATACGATTTATTATAGAATAGGCCATAAGAAGAACCTATCAAAAGTATATAACAAGAAAGAAAAACTGTATATGGGTAAATTTAAAAACATGGCTTATGACAAAGCCGAAAATACAATAGACGATAAAATTGAAAAAATTATCAAAGAAGATGTATCCGTTGAAAAAGCTGTTGATGAATTAATGAAAGACAATTATGTAAAGGCTTTTTTCACAAAAGATGAAGTTTTAAATATTATAACACATGAAATAAAGAAAGAATTAAATTATGGCAACGCCAGCGTCCATTGAAACATTAGTATTTAATCATTTAAGTAAACATTGGAACTTGAAAACAGCTAAAAAAATAACTGGTGGTGGCATTACAAAGAAAAACAAAAAGATGCCTTTTTATAATTATGATCTATCGGCTTATGACTGTGATAAGGGAACTCAGTTGAGAAAAGTCGCTAATTCTGTATGTTCAAAATGTTATGCTACAAATGGGAACTTTCAATATCCATCAGTAAAATTAAGTCATCAGTACCATATTGAAAGTTTAAATAATGGCTTTAACTGGGTTCTTGGTATGGCTTATCAAATACTAAAAACTGAAACCAAGTTTTTCAGATTTCATGCTTCAGGCGATTTACAAAGTATTGACCACGCAAAACAAATTATAAATTTAGCTAAATTGACCCCTTCTTGTAAATATTGGATACCTACAAGAGAGACAAGAATATTAAAAGAATTAAAAGAGCTAGATATTTTCATACCTAAAAATTGTATTTTTAGAGTTTCAGCGCCTATGGTAGATGGCCATTTAAATAGTAAAGTTTTTAAAAATACAAGCTCAGTTATTACAAGCGCAAAAAAAGCACATGGAAAAAATATTTGTCCGTCTTTAAATCAGGGCGGAAAATGCCTCGATTGCAGAGCTTGTTGGAATGGTAAAATAAAAAATATAAATTATCTATTGCATTAAATTTAAAATGCTGTATAATGCTATATAAAGAAAGAGAGAGCAAAATGAAAATAACAAAAGAAGCTATAGAAAAAATTGTAGGCAATAAATTTTTCTACATATCATATTTTAAAAAAGATGGTTCTTTTAGAGCCATGAACTCTGCTAGATTAAATGTCTCAAAACATTTAAAGGGAGGCATTAATCGAAACCCTAATATAAACAAAACTCAAATTGTAGTATTTGATAACAATAAATCAGGATATAGAACCCTTAATATAGAAAAGATTATTGAAATTCGTTGTGGCGATTGTAAAATTGTTGATAGTGAATATGAAGTATTAATTAAGATGGATAAGGCTTATCAAAATGAAAGCGATTTCTTAATTAAACTTCGAGATAAATTAATAAATAACAAAGAGAAAGAAAGCGAGGATAACTATGGGACTTGACCAGTACGCATTTTCAAGAAATAAAAACAGTAAACTCAATGGCCATGTAACTAAAACAGACATGGACAATATTAAATACGCGTGGTGTAAACATGCAAGGCTACAAGTATTTATGAGAGATTTATTTAACGAAAGAACAGAAGAAAATAACAATGTTACACAAGGCGCGTTTGATCTTGGTTTCAATGGCGATCTTTTAGAAATTACAAAAGAAGATATTGAAAAGCTAAAAGAAGCACAAAAAGAAAGATACTGGAACTATTTTTGTAGTGATGGCTTCTTTTGGGGTCAGCAATTTCAGGAAGAAAGCTGCAAAGAATATGAAAAGCAAGACAAAGCATTTATTAACTGGGCTATGGAAGAAATAGAAAAAGGCAACAAAGTTTTCTATACATGTAGTTGGTAATATGAAAAAGTTTTGCTTAGAGTGTAACAAAGTTTTTTATCCAACTGAAAACAATTATATCGGCTATCCTTTTAAAGGTGGATACTGGGACGCAGAGTTAGGAAGATATAATTTTTCTGAAAGCCCACCTACTAGCAGGATTTTCCATAGTAGGCATTGTATGGATAGCTTTATATCTCAACGTGCAGATATATTAACACCAATTTTCAAACAAATAAAAGAAAGAGAGAATAACCATGACAACAGAGAAAATCAGACTTAATAAAACGAAAAGACAAGCTCTTAAATCAGAGTGGAAACATGTAGTATTTAATAACATGAACAGAAAAACAGATGAAGAATTAAGACAAGCTCAAGAGAATTACAGAGAAATAAGATCAGATGTTTGGGACGGGGTAATAACACCACACGTTGAAAAGAACTATCCAATGGCCGATATGAGAGTATTACAGCGATATGGCGGTAATAGTCATTATAATCATTTTACCACCACAGATAGATGCTTTTATTTTAAACCATCTTTTAATGACAATTCAGAAAGTCAATTTACATGGCAAATATCAGATGACGAATTTTTAGCCCTATATCATTATGACTTGTTGAATAGAAAGCATGAACCAACAATAAGAATAGAATACGATCAAACGCAAAGAAAAGATAATCCACACTTTTATGAAGCTGTTAATAATATGAGAGACAATTATTCCACAGTTGCAAAAGCGAATGGAACTTTTGAAGATTTTGCTTTATATACACAGAACTATTATAGAAGCGAAACAGGATTAGCAGAGAGCGATTATGGCAAGTATTCAAAAGTCGTTGTTTCAGGAAGCTGTCATTCAAGATGCATGATGATGGATAGTGAAACTGACTGGGCTATGCTAAAACTATGGGCAAAAGCTCAAAGTACTTTAAGATCGGCACATATCGCATTATGGAAAGATAAATATCAACTTATAAATGATATGAATAATGTTATCGATCAGGCTAAATTTCTATCAGATGTTGAGCAGTACTGGACAAATGTTAAGGATTGCGTCAATCTTGAAAATAATGAGATTAGCAAAGAATTATCTATTGTAAGTGATGATTGTAAAAATAGATTGTCCCAAGCCGTCAATGGAATAGTGATTGATAAAAAACCAAAAGTGGCGGTTGTTTCGACTAATACTCATTCAACACTTGCAACGATTGTTAATTAATGGGTTGGAATAGAAAAGACATATTCGTTGATCTTGATACTATGGAAGAAGTCAGGATTTTAATTAGGAATTTTCGTAGTAAAGGGACGCATCTGACTTATCGCAGACCCTTGACCGATAAAGAAAAAGAACTTTATAAGGACAAAAAACAAGATGGACGAATATGATATTGACGAAATAAAAATTAATATTGTCTATGAAGATGGAACAGAAAAAGAATTAAACTCAAGTCATCTATCAGATGGTATAATAAGTCAGTTATACAAAGACATTGATAAAAATTTAAAGGTTAAGAATGACCATTGAACAAGACGAAAAATTTGAATATGACCTTGATGTATCTTATGAAAACAACTTTGAAAAATGGTATCGTTGGGTTAATCGAGAGAAAAGAATTTACAAAGAAAAAGAGTACTCAAGAGATGAAGCAAAGGACAAATTTAATACTCTTTATGGTGGTGTTTAAGCATTGATGTTATCGTAAAAAATAGTATATGTTTTCAGGGTGAAACCTGAGACAAAACTATGGAAACTTGTTAAATCAAAAACACCCTTAATTCGTTGGAATAGAATAGAAAACTCAGTTAATAGTGGCTTTCCTGATCTTTTTGGAAGTGGTTTAAATTCTCATTTTTTTACAGTAGAATTAAAGATAACATACGATAACAAAACAGTCCGATTTTCTCCCCATCAAATAGCATTTCACAAAATTAATTCAGGCCTGAAATATATCCTGATTAGCCCCCCTTGTCAGTCGTCCGTAAAACTTTTTGAACATACAATCATCAATGGGCAGCGAACAAAATTCATTGACCATAAGCCATTGTCCGTTGTTGATGATACAAAGAACAATGAACAATGGACAACTTTTCAAAATAAAATGCTAGAAAATGCTTGACAAGATTTAATTTTTATGATATACTGTCTGGGACGGTGGGCGGGGTAAGCTTGCGCCTTATACCCTGCTCGCTCGCTTCGCTCGCTCGCTTGCCGCTTGTTGCTTCAAAAAAAAAAAACGCGCTTCGCGCGTTTTTCGTTGTCCGTAAATAAATGCTAGAAAATGCTTGACAACGGATAAAAAATAATTTATAATATGGGGTGGCGGGGCGGGATAAAATAAAAAACTTTTTAAATTAACTGTTGACAACTGATAACAGTTATGCTATAATATGCTATTAATTAATTAAACAGAAAGAGAAAGTAATATGTTTTTAGTAATACAAAAAAGAGACTATTCAAACATTGATTCTATGAGTTTTGATGTCTTGATGTACACAAAAGATTACGACCTTGCGATTGACTTTGCGAGGTGTAAAAGAAAAGAAGCAGAGGAAAAGGGCGACCATAATTATTATTATTCAGTAGTCAAGTTTCCTAGAATTGATGTTAGTTCAGAGGTTGAAACTGAGCAACGGGTCAATGACTACAACTAATAAAATAATGCTGTCAGTTGTTGCGCTGTTAAGTCTTCACTTTCCAGCGCATCACTTCGGCTTATACAGTTTCCTGGGGCTGCTCGCGTAGCCCTGGGGCTTTCTCGGGTCGCCCCTGCGGGGCGACCTTGAAAATAAATAGTTGACAACATAATAATATTATGCTATAATATGCTATTAATTAAACGGGAGAAAGCAAAATGGAAAAATTTAATTTAAAATATAGATGGACTCAAAGCAAGGCACGAGACAGTTACGGCTATAATATCTGTACGCTTTTAGTTGACGGCGAAAGAGTCGCAAGATGCAACGGAGGCGGTTACGATATGACCGGCACATCTCTTGGGCAATGGGTCGAGGGCAAGTTTAGAAAAGAGTTGTTAAAATTAAAAGAAGAGTTTTACGGCTTGACTTATCATAACCCAAATTGGAAACCATCAAAAGAAATAATTGAAAGAGAAGAAAAGGGTCTTTCTCTTGGTCTTGAAAGATATCAAGATTTTTATAAACAATCTTCAAAGCTGCCGACAGAAAAGCACACAATCCCGCAGATTGACGGGGCTTGCGGTGTTTCTTCTGTTGAAAGAATATTGAAAGCTCTTGGGTACTCTTACGAATGTGTTGACTATGACAGCGGAGTGTATCAAGTCGCCCTTATAAATTAACACTTGACAAAGTTGCTACATTATGCTATAATGTAGCAACTTTAAACAGAAAGAGAAAGCTTATGAAACTATTTGACTTTGTATATATTACCTTAGGTGCGGTGGCATTTGTACTCGCAATAATGACAGCGATCATCGGTCAAGGGACGGTATCAATATTAATGATCATACTGGGGGTTATTCTATGTGCCAGAAGTATTTTTAATTAATTGTTGACAGTTATCCCATATTATGCTATAATATGGGATAATTAAACAGAAAGAGAAAGCAAAATGGAAACACATACAAGAGTTAACACAAAGATAAGAGTCCAGATTAGAAATGTTTTTGGTAATGATCTAATATATCCAATGTGTATCAATTCAAAAAGATTTACAGATTTGACAGGCTCAAAAACTTTGTCAAGAAATAATATTAAAATAATAAAAGAACTAGGATTTGAAGTAGATGTAGTAGCACAAGAAATATAACATACAATATATAGCGTGTTGCATAAATGCAACACGCCCTGCGGGCGGCGGTAGCTTGCGCCTTCGGCGCGTAAGCTCGCGCGCTGCGCGCGCTCGCCAAGGTAAGACAAAGGAAGAGAGACAGCTAGGCATTCAGCCTAGCTGTCTCTCTTAGGGTACCTATAAAAAAGGGCAAAAGTGCAACTACTGTTGCACTTTTGCAACACCCCCTTTTGTGCTATGTATAGTTAGTATATGCATGTATATATAATAATATAGAGATAGAACATGGACATAAAAGATTTCGAAGACAAGTTAACCGATCTGCCTCCTGAAAAGCGTAAACTGTTTGCAGAGTTATTGGAGCGCAAACAAAGTCTAAAGAGGACCCATAACGCCAAGCAAAATTTCCTGGACTTTGTAAAATACATTTGGCCGGATTTTATTGAAGGCACCCACCATAGAATCATAGCCGAAAAATTTAATAGAATAGCAGAAGGCAAACTAAAAAGATTAATTGTAAATATGCCACCTCGACATACTAAGTCAGAGTTTGCATCTTACATGTTACCCGCGTTTATCATGGGCCGTAATCCGTTAACCAAGATCATTCAAACGTCGCACACGGCAGAGTTATCACAAAGATTCGGTCGTAAAACAAAACAACTAATCGATTCGTCAGATTACAAAAAAATATTTCCAGATACCAATCTACAAGCCGACTCGAAAGCAGCCGGTCGTTGGGACACCAGTGCAGGTGGCGAATACTTTGCTGCCGGTGTCGGCGGTGCGATTACCGGTCGTGGTGCAGATTTGTTAATCATCGATGATCCACATTCAGAGCAAGACGCTCTGTCAGAATCTGCCATGGAGGGCGCATACGAGTGGTACACCTCTGGTCCTAGACAACGTTTACAACCTGGCGGTTCGATTGTGTTGGTCATGACACGATGGTCAACGATCGATCTGACAGGACAGCTGATCAAAGCACAAGCAGAACCCAAAGCCGATCAGTGGGAGGTTGTGGAGTTTCCAGCGGTTCTCGATAGTGGCACACCGACATGGCCTGAGTATTGGAAGATCGAAGAACTCGAATCGGTCAAAGCATCACTAGCGTTGTCTAAGTGGAACGCACAGTGGATGCAGAAGCCAACGTCTGAAGAAGGTGCGATACTCAAACGTGAGTGGTGGAAAGAGTGGAAAGAAAAGGACATACCTGATCTGCACTACATCATACAAAGCTACGATACAGCGTTTAGTAAAAAAGAAACAGCGGACTATTCGGCGATTACAACTTGGGGCGTGTTTTCTCCTGATGATGTCAAGCCTTCTTTGATCTTGTTGGACGCACGGCGGGGTCGTTGGGAGTTTCCAGAACTCAAAGAGATTGCGCTCAAGGAATACAATTACTGGGAACCGGAGATGGTTTTGGTCGAGGCGAAAGCGAGCGGTATGCCGTTGTCCGATGAACTCAGACGTGCAGGAATACCTATTACTAATTATACACCAACCAGGGGCAACGATAAACGGACAAGGGTCAACGCTGTGGCTCCGATGTTTGAGTCAGGTATGATCTATTATCCAGAGGGTCGAACATTTGCAGAAGAAGTTATTGAAGAATGTGCCGCTTTCCCGTATGGTGAGAATGATGATTATGTTGATACGGTCACGCAAGCGTTGATGCGTTTCAGACAGTCAGGATTAATACAGTTGCGCATGGACTACGAAGACGAGCCCATCGCACAAACGAAGAGAGTATTTTATTAATGAAAATATCGGACAACACTTCCATCTCGCTCCCGGCGCGCAACCTTTTAGCCATCCTAGCTGCAGTTGCAATTGGCACCATGTCATATTTTGCAATTATTGAGCGGCTTAACTCTATTGAATCAGATCTAAGATTGATACACAAAGATTTAGAAGCAGCTAATACGTTTATAGATTCCGTGCCCAAAGGCGGCATGGTCAGTCCACAGGTCCAAGAGCTCTACATGCTCGTGGAATACCTTGGTGAGAATGTAGATAAACTCAAAGAACAGATGGAAGCAGAGATACCGATGATACTAAAAAATGATATGGTTATACAATTTCATGAAGAAAGATTAATAGACTTGGAGTCAAAAGCGAATGGAAACCATTAAAGTTGTATTTGCAATACTGATGATACAGAACGGTTCTACCGTAGAGATGGTGCCAACTGATGGTCTTAGCGACTGTCTCAAGCAGAAGCGTATTATCTCCCGCAATGTTGGAGAAGAACAGCAGGGAATATATATGCAATGCAAAGAAGTAAAAGCAGAAGTGTATGAAGACATGGGTCGATTAAAGATAAAGAAAATTATAGAATGACAATGACCAAAGATATTCTCGACTGGTGCGAGAAATATCTTGAACCCAAAAACAAACATCTAGGCAACGTGCCTGTGTGTCCGTATGCGCGCATGGCTCGACTACAAAACAAGTATCGCGTTTTAGAAGTTAAGAACTGGGACACCTTTATCGACAAGATCGTAGAGGGCATTGAGCTTGCAAAGTCACCCGACATACAGATTGTGATCGTTGCCTGCAACGATATTCGCATGGAGCCTGAAGAACTGGCCACCATGATTCACGCCTATAACATAGTTTTTGTGCCACAAGATATCTATCTGATGTGTTTTCACCCAGAGGACGATGACGAAGAGGAGGAGGTAGAGTTCTTGGATACAGGCGATTGGGGGCCAGAGAATGAGTTCATGATGGTTTTGATACAAAATTTTGACGAGCTTGAAAAAGCTAGTGACAATTTACGCAAAACTGGATACTATGATCACTGGCCTCGTGACTACTACGAGGGCACAGTTTTAAAACGACAGTCTTATAGGAGATATAGACATGGCAAAAAAGTTTCCAGACTTAAATAAAGATGGAAAAATCACCAAAGCTGATATATTAATCGGTAGAGGTGTAATTAAGAAAAAGAAGAAAAAGAAAACTTCTAAAAAGAAAACTAAAAAAACTAAAAGGAGGGCGTAACTATGCCAGGAATGAGAAAAAAAGCACCAAAAGCTATGGCAATGAAACGTGGCGGTAAGGTCAAAAAAGGTATGAAGAAACGTACTAAGAAAAAAGGTATGAAGAAGCGTACTAAAAAAGCTATGGGCGGCATGATGAATAACAAAAGAGTTATGAAACGTGGCGGCGGCATGATGAATAAAAAGAACATGATGTAATGGCAAAGCGCCCAGGCCTATACGCAAACATCTTAGCGAAGAGACGTAGAATCAAAGCGGGCTCGAAAGAGAAGATGCGAAAAAAAGGTGCCAAGGGCGCACCGACTAAAGCTAATTTTAAAAGAGCCGCACAAACGGCGAGGAAAAATAAATGACAAAACTTTGTCCCAGAGGTAAGGCAGCAGCAAAACGAAAGTTTAAGGTTTACCCTTCAGCTTATGCTAACGCTTATGCCTCTAAGATCTGTGCGGGAAAAATAAAAGATCCCTCTGGGGTAAAACGAAAAGATTTTCGTGGCAGTAAAGCCAAGGGCGGTTTGGTAGAAGCTACAAGAAGACTTCGATCGCAAGGTTTAAAAAATGGTGGTCGTGTTAAAAAGTTTGTAGCAAGAGGCTGTGGCGCTGTTATGCCAAACAGAAAAAAAGTAACGAAGGTTGCTTAGATGCCTAGTCACACAGGTTTAGATAAATGGTTCAAGCAAGATTGGGTTGACATTGGCTCCAAGAAAAAAGGTGGAGGCTTTGCAAAGTGTGGACGTTCCAAACAAAAGAAGGACGCCAAAAGAAAATATCCTAAATGTGTTCCGAGAGCAAAAGCAAATCGAATGACAGAAAGTCAACGACGATCTGCGGTATCTCGTAAGAGAGCCAAAGCTCAAGGCGTTGGAGGTAAGCCAACAAACGTTGCAACATTTAAGAAAAGAAAAAAGGCAGCTGAAGGAGGCTACATGGGTAGTTTTATTGATGTGCAGATACCAGAGGGTAAGGGCACATCTAGACGTATTAGTAATCCATCAGTTAGGAATTATTATAAATCACTTGGTATTATCTGATGACGATCAATAGATCTCAAATGAGAAAACAAGTTTCTACAGGAGGAAAAATGTTAAAAAAGAAAAACAAAGCAAAAGTCAAAAAAGTTATTAAGGGTTTGAAAAAAGCATCCAAGCTACATGCGGGTCAAGCTAAAACTTTAAAAGGTGTTATTGGTAATGGCAAAAGATCCAAAAGTAGGAACAGGTAAAAAACCAAAAGGCTCAGGGAGGAGACTATACACAGATGAAAATCCGAAGGACACTGTACGTATTGC